GACAAGGAGATGAAGCAGCTGGCAGCTGAGGAGCGTAATGCCAGAAAAGAGCTGGACGATATGCGCAAGGAAGCAGCAGACAAGCGCAGAGAGTTTGAGGAGTCTATTGATGCTGAGGGTGCTGGCATCGGTGGTGAGTCTGGTGGTGCCCTTGGGGGTGGTCAGTTTGACGCATCACAGCTGGATGGGATTGACACTGAGGGGCTCAAGGCTGGCGGCTCAGCTGCTGCTGAAGGTTTTATAAACTCATTTGCTGCACTTAGGATGGGCGGCAATAAAGGCATAGACATTGCCAAGCAGCAGGTTGATGAGGCCAAGAAAACCAATGAGCACCTTGGTGACATAGCTTTGCTTATACGAGAGAACCCGACAACTGTAGGAGTTGTTTAATGACTGTGACAATGGTTGAGCTGCATGACTCGCGCAGTGCAAATGTATCTGCTAAGGATGTCTCTGCAAAAATAATATATATGCTTGAGGGCTCAGCGGATGATGCAGATATTCATGAGCATATTTTAACTCATGCACCATCTAACCACCTTGGCCTTTTCGGCGACAGCTACACACTCAAGCCTATTAAAATTGATGGCGTTAATAGTGTCTGGCGCGCTGAGCTTACTTACAAGTTACCTGATGAGGAGAAGGAGCAGCAAAGGCAGCAGGATCAGGCTGACAGAAATGCTGAGCGCACGTGGGAAATAAGCTTTAGCACCACAGGTGCCAGCATGAATATCAGCCATAGCATTGAGACTGTTAACTATAACAGCCACCCAAACAATGCAGACCCTGCCCCGATATTTGATCAGGCAATCATGGTGGGGTCAGATGGCTCAATCTCTGGCACAGATATTGTTATACCTACTCTCACATTTACAGAGGTGCACAGCTTTGCACCTTCACTGATTACATACAATTTCATCAAGACCCTGAGCAACCTGACTGGCACAACAAATAATGCAGCTTTTAGAACCTTCCAAGCTGGTGAGGTTTTATTCACAGGAGCAGAGGGCAGCTGGAATGATAACCTAATTAACATTACTTACAACTTTGCAATGAGTCCCAATCTAACAAGCGTTGATGCAGCTGGTGTTACAGGGCTATCAAAAAAAGGGCATGAGCTGATCTGGGTATACTATCAGGATGAAGTGGATGCCAGTGCTCATGCAGCCACAAAAAGTGCGCGCGCTGCTTATGTTGAGAAGGTTTATGAGGGGTCTGATTTTGATGACCTGCACCCCAGCCCTAATGTTGGTCTAGATAATGCAATAACAAGCAGGGCAGCATACGCCAGCTGGCGTGCAACCCAGAGAACTAATAGCACATTTGATGGCTTGAGCTCTGGTGGTAACACATACACCCCATCTGGCGGTGGTGGTGACAGTGGTGATGGTGGGGGTGACCCGTAATGCCAGCAGGTGAATACTTAAAAGCAGGTGACCCTCTTGTAATCCGTGCAGCTGTTTGGAATCAGTTTGTCGATGCAAAAGATGTTGTATTAAACTCAGCCAGAAGGCAGAGCACAGGTGTTAAACCAGTCAGCTGGTCTGACTTTGTGCTATGCAAAAATACAAGCGCATCAAACATTGCAGACCTCACTGCTGTATATATAGATCAGGCCAGCCCCCCTCAAGACCCGTCAGCCTCAGCAGATCAGCTGCAGGCAATGCGTACATCACCAGTCATGAATTGTGTGCCAGCTCAGACCTTAGGTACTGATTGGAATAAGGGAGTTCCAGCAGGTGTGGCGCTCACGCCAATTAAAGCAGGAGCGTCTGGGTGGGTGCAGGTCTCTGGTGCTTGCTTGTTAAAGTCTGTCACGCTGCAGGATGACTATGATGATTTAGTTGTGATGGATGCCAATAATAGTCTGTGCAGTGCTGCTTATGGTCACAGGGGTTGGCGTATACTCTTAAAGCCAGCCAGTGATAACACACCCATTGTGGTTGTTGAGCTATCACAGTCACGCTCAAGGTACTGCTCAAAGCTCAGGGGGATTGTCTCATCCTTTGATAGCAATGCAGGCACAGCTACTATTATGAATCTTGTGGGTTTTGATGGTGATGTTAAATACACTGACACCACAGTTGATGCTGTTGATGTGTTTAGCTGGGGCAGTGATTTTATTAACGTCAATGCAGTTGCCATGTGTTTTTATAATATTGACTCAGAGCAGTGGGAGATTGTGCAAGTTAGTTGCCCACCAGAATCATCAGGAGACAGCACCACAGGAGACAGCACCACAGGCGATGGCACCACAGGTGGTGGTACCACAGGAGACCCTTAAAAATGGTAAGCCCATGCTGCTGCAATATCTGCAAGTGTAATAAGTTTGAGGGTGTAAGCGCTTTTCAAGCTGGGGGCTTGCAAATGATCACAAAAGACTTTGACATCGGTGAAGATTGTGCAGCTCTCACGTGTTATGACCAGACGGTTGCTGCATCATTTGACGCTCAGCACTTTTCTGGAGGCGCTGTGGTTAGGCTCTATCTTGATTACATCTCAGACAGCAGTGGTGTCAGGTATCATTACGCTGATTTTGATTGTACTTTTAACTCATCTACAGGTGCATTTGATTCAACTATAGAGATAGGTGACCACACTCAGGTGCTGGTGTCTGTTGTGCAAAATCAAAGAGTGGTGACAGCTACCCAGAGCATTAACCCCTCAGCCTGTCTCTGGTGTGCCAATAATGAATTTAGCGCGCGCTTGTGTCATGGGTATGCTGTCTCTTCATTTGTCACACCATTTGGCGGCTCTAAGCAGGGGTATGTGATTTGACTTTATTAGACGTGACTAGCGGCTTTAACTTAGGTGCTAAAGAGTGCATTGATTGCATTGTTGACAACTGCCAAGGGTGTATTCAGTGGTGCAAGTTTGGAGCTGTGCCACAGAGTTTGTCTGTCGGTATACAGGCTGTTTTCCCGCCAGCTGGTCTGCGTGTTTATAATAATGGTGATGCAGGTTACCCCTTTACTGCTCCTGCATGTATCACAGACCCTCAGGCAGCAGTAGAGTGCTGCAGTGTAAATTGCCAGACAGACTTAAACGGCACATTCAATTTGCAGCTTGTTAGTTATGGTGGCAATTACTGGGAGGAGTGTCGGGCATTGTATGAGCGTGTAACTTTTTGGTGTGATGGTGTGGTTGAGATTGGAGAAAACAACCCCCATGCGAATTATGGCTATCAAGGTATGCCCTCTACAAAGTTTGACCCAGCCACTAGTAAGTGGTGTGGTGATAGGGCAGTGCTGTGGACTGAGATGAAATTCTGGCCAGTAGTCCCCAATGATTACAGATTAAATATTGATTTGCGTGTAAGGGGTAACCCACCTGCTTATGACCCAGTGGCAGGGGCTCTCACTAACGGCTGTGGGATGTTCACAGACAACTGGATTCAGCGTTATGTGAAATCTTTTGGCTCACCGATACAACCTAATTTTCAGCTGGCAGATTGCTATGATGTGTCTGGTGGAATCCATGAATCATATATAAGCGGTTTCGTTGGTGTGATGAATAAGAAATATTTTAATATCACGGTGAATTAAATGCCCTACTGGAAGTGCCCGAAGTGTGAGCATGGCTTTAATGTAAACAAAGTAATCTATCCTGTTTATTGCAAATGTGGTTTTAAGGATGTTGGAGACCTGCCAAGCACTTTGGTAAAGCTTGCAAGGTTTACGGTGGCTGCAGTGAAGCACATTGCCAATGGCTCACCCACAGCCAGTGATGAGCTCATTGAGGAGAGGCTTAATATCTGTAAAGGCTGTGAGTTCTACACAGGTCACAGCTGCAGAAAGTGTGGCTGTAATATCAACAGTAAAAAGCTGGTGAGTAAAGTTGCTTGGGAGGATTCAAATTGCCCAGAGGGTAAATGGTAATTGTCACAGGCAATTAAAGCCACCTGCTCCAGCGTCACAATGTATGTGGCTGTGAGATAATGAGTGCAGTGGGTCTCATGGATGCTGACCACACGCCAATACATAAAGCAGGCAGATGAGACCGTCAGCCCTGCTGGTTTATTTGAGCCACGCCAAGGAGGGTAAAAGTGAGGAATTTAAGAGAGGCAATGGAGTGCTTATTTTTTCTCACGGGCTCTGTTTTTTTTGTTTCTCAAATTTGGAAAGTCATCATTTACTGGTGGTGGCTGCATAGGCTTGGTGATGGTTGGGGGTAGGAAAAGAAGAAGGGCAGAGGCTCACACATCTAGTGGGGGTGCCACCCGTGGTGAGTCAAGAGTTGAGGCCAAAGCTGAGCTCAAGGAAAATAAATACAGTTACAAAATTGAGAAGACTGCAGGCAAGGCTCAGCTCATTGATGCCAAAGCCAGAAGGCTCAAATGGCTCTGCATACTTTTGGGCATGATACTCATGCTGGCTGGCGCTTGGAAACTTAAACTTTTTGGAGGATAGCAATGCTGTCTAATTTCTTGGAAGCCCTGAAGGGTAGCAAGCGTGCAGTCACAGGCTTGCTGACTATCGTTGCAATGTTTGCATACAACCACTTTAATCTGGTTGACTATGGCATGACTGAGGAGACTGTGAACAATATAGTTATGACCGTCTGCGCTCTCATCATAGGCGACAGCCTGAGGCCAACCGTGGAAGGCAAAAAAGATGAGTAGAAAATTTTGGTACATTAACCCCACTGGCCGTGAGCGCATTATGGTTAGGAGCAACAGCTGCCATGCACAGGTAGCAAGTGAGCCAGCCATTGTGGCTCTTGGATTTGTTCGGGTTGGTGTCGTCAAGTATTGGCTGCATGTTGTGCTGTGGAGATCATGGAAGCGCAAAGCAGAAGCAGGAGAGGCATGATGGAAACAGCCCAGCTCATTGACGTTGCCACCTCTCTTGGCTTTCCTGTTTGCATCTGTCTGGTGCTGCTCTTTGCTATTAAGAAGTCAGCACAGGTATTACTTGAGAGAGTGCTTGACCCTCTGGTTACTTCTCACCGTTCTTTTCTATCACGCACAGAGGAGCAAATGAGTCAGCAGTCTATAGTGCTCAAGCAGCTGGCTGATATGCAGCGTGATATTCTGGATGAGATTAAGAGCTAAAAAGCACCTAAAAACTTTTTAGGTTTTTTTCTGTCTCAGCTGTTAATTATTGTTGACAGCTATATAGCTGTGACGATATAAATAAAGCATAAGAATTACTTAATCACTTTTACTCAGGGCACAGACAAATGAGCACAGACATCCAAAAAAACGAACTGACCACAAATGACAGTGATGTACTTATCACTTACCTGATCAAAGACCTTAATAAGCTTGAGCTTGAGCTTGATAAGCTTGTTAAGGAGCAAGCCACTGGCAAGGTTGATGACAACAGCATAGAGGCTGTCTTTGTAATGCGTAAAGTAATCAAAGCACATGAGCTGGCTAGTAAGCTAAGTGCATCAGATTGCTGGAGTGATTTGGCAGAGCGAACCTTTATAGGCATGGTTGATGTTTTTGCCTTCAGCTACGGTGACCGATGTGAAAAACTAGGTTTACCTAACAGGTTTGCTGAGTAATTAACCAGCCCCCTCACGGGGGCGCATTTTTAGAAGGGCACAGAGCAATGGTACCTACAGAAGTTTTAATTAAAGAGATGCAGCAAACAGGTGAGCTGCCTAGTGACTACAGGCCAGAAGACCGGAACCAGCTGGCCATTGATTACCTCTATGGTCAAATAGAATTTGTGAAAGATCAGATTGAGAAGTTTAGCCAGCTGGGCAAGCAGGATTATGTGGAAGGGCTTGAGAGATCAATACCAAAGCTGCATGCACAAATTGCCTACTGGATGGGCAAAGCTGCATGGAAGCACACAGGTTATACAGAGTAATTAATTAAGCCTCTCACGGGGGCGCATTTTTAGAAGGGCACAATACGATGTCAGAACAGATTTTTTACTATAACGAAAATTGCACCCTAGGTGGCCAGCTTTGTTTTGATGACGGCCAGATCGACTCTTACCTCAATGATGAGGGCTGTGATATATCTGCATTTAATGATGCAAGTGATACAGTCGAAGAGACATTGGAATGGGCATATGAAGTGTTGAGAATAACCACACCCACCCTAGCCAGCAACTGGTTTAGGCATAAGGTGGCTTTGAATGTAATTGAATATCTTAAAGACAAATAAACCAAGCCCCCTCACGGGGCGCATTTTTAGAAGGGCACAATACCATGGGGATTTATGTACACGATTTGAGAAGCAAAAAGAAGAGGGTGGCAATTCACAATAAGGAAGATTTCAAATGTGGTACCAGCAACCTGTACCTCATGCCTTACCAGTATAAGTATGGAGTTGCTAATGACTCAATTTGCAATCGCTCAGCAACGTGGGCTCACAAGGCTGGCAATCGAATAGATGAAACTGATGCACAAAAAAGGTACATGGAGAAAGTGGCTGAGATGAGGAGATACAATTACCCACTCAATGCCTCCTTTTGCGGCTGGCCACCTAATCTGCTGATTCTCTCAAATGACTTTGAGAACCTCATAGGGTGTGAGGTCTTCATCTACACTGGCACGGTATCCTGCTATGATGGCGGTGGTTGCTTGCAGGCTTTTGGTTACATCACAGGTCAGAGCGCCAGTGGGCAGTACATTGTAAAGCGTGAGTATTCTGAGTTTGAGGTTGTTGATATGGGTAACACTTTTGAGCCTGAGTACCATGGCTGCACAGTGCACAGAACCACCACCCACTTTGTAAAGACTGCTCATGAGTTAGGTATTGATGAATACCCTTACCCATACTCTGCCACACATCTTGTGCACAGCAGTGACTATGAGGAGGTCTGGTATCGTGATGGCTTTGAGATCAAGGAGCCACTCACTGCTGCTGAGTTGCGTGAGAAAAACCAGCCCATTTGGCAGGTGTAAAAAAGTTGCTTTTTTTATTGCTCCGGCTGTTAATTATTGTTGACAAGTATATAGCTGTGACGATATAAATAAAGCATAGGAATTACTTAATCACTTTCACAAGGGCACAGACAAATGAGCACAAATATTAAAAAATTTGAAATTGGAAAAACTTACTCATGCAGAAGCATCTGCAACTATGACTGCATTTTTTCCATCGTGGTTACAGACCGGTCAAAATGCTTTGTAAGCACAGCCTGTGGCAAAAGGCTCAAGGTAACTATCAGAGATGGTGAGGAGACCGTAATGCCACAGGGCAGGTACTCAATGGCACCAGTAATCTCAGCAGCTTAGGAAATTAACCAGCCTCCTCACGGGGGCTAAAAACTTTTTAGTTTTTTTTATGTCTCAGCTGTTAATTATTGTTGACAAGTATATAGCTGTGACGATATAAATAAAGAATAAGAATTACTTAATCACTTTGCACGGGAAATAAAACGATGAAAAACCAAATCAAAAAAATTAAGTCTACTGTTTTCGACTATTACAACGGCACAGCAGAGATTAACGAAAAAATGTACACCGTTACAATTATTCCTACTAAGGGGATGAAATTTACAACCACGCTAAGAGGCTTCAAAAACAATGTAGCAAACGGCGTTATTGAATTAATTAAATAACGGCAACTCTAGGAATAAGAATTACTTAATCAATTTCACAAGGGCACAGACAATGACTCCAGAGCAAAAAGAATTTGAATTAAACAGACTACGCAACCAGTACAGGCAATGCGTTGAGCTTGGCATGACTGACTCAGCATGGCTCTATCGCAAAGAGTTTATTTTACTGCGTGATAAAAACATTGTAGGCCAGCCTGACTGGTCAGAGTTTGAGGGCTTAGAGTAATTAACCAAGCCCCTCAGGGGCGCATTTTTAGAAGGGCACAAAAAATGAAGATAAAACCAACAACCTGCTCATGCACAACATGGGTGGAAGTAGCAAAGAAAATAGAGCAGTGGCTACCAAAGTACCACACTGTCACTAATGAGGATTTAGCTGCTCTCATTGAGCCCCTATTCAGTGACCTGCACACCATGGCTGCTCTGGCTGATATGGCCAGTGAGGCAACCACTATCATGCTGTCAACGTACCTCAAGCAATGGCATGAGAATCCCCATTTACTAGATGAGGTGGCGTGATGTGGAAAAGCAGAACTAAGCATATTATCTCAGACATATCCAAGCGCAGAGTGTGGACTACCACAGACAACCAGTATCAGATCATCTACACAGAATCACTGTTGATGCCAAAGCCATGGAAGAAGCTGAGGAAGGATGAGCGCAAGAAGTACCTCAGGCCAGTGTGGCAGGCTTTTGTAATGCAGCCTGACGGTGACGGGTACACATGGCTTGTGCGTAAGTACTTTAGAACATTCAAAGCAGCAGAGCGTGCAATCAAGAAGCACCAGAGGGGGGCAGCATGAAAGGCAAACAAAGAAGGCAGACAGGCTGGCGTGATTTTGGAGCCACCAACAAAGTGGGCACATGCCTCTGGTGTGGCTCAAAGATTGGAGCTAGAAAACCAACAGGCAAAACCCCTGAGCACTTTTGCACGCTCAGGTGCTCCTCTCAATTTGGGTCAAGCATGGCAGAGCAGGGTTATAAGTTAATTGATGATTCTGACAATAAGGGGGGTGCCTGATGTACATACAAAGCCCCATACTAATAGAAGTGATTACCCTGAGCGCCATGGCTCTCTGGTTAATCACAAATCTTTTCTTAGAACTAAAGGAGGTGTCAGGTGATCATTGACACAGACAATAAGCCAGCTGCTGTGGCTCAGGTCATTAAGGTCAGGAAGGCTAAGCAGCTATCTGTATATGAGCTGGCCATTAAAAATGATGCTGGTGTCAGTCAGCCCCACTGGTCTGATATTGAGGCTGGCAAAAAAGAGCCCTCTTGGGAGGTACTTTTTTTGATGCTTAAAGCGCTTGGCTGCAACATAAGCATAGTAGTAAAGTGAACCACCCCAAGAGGGTTAAAGAGGATGAGCCTGCAAGCTCATCCTTTTTTTATGCGCACCGTTTGACCGTCACTGGCTTGGCTGGTTTAAGCAGAGCCCTTGGTGCAATGTAGTGTTTACGGGCAACCTCTGTGCCACTAACATGGCCAAGGCTACGGCTGGCAGCTTCAAGGCCGTCACGCTCAGCAACCATGGTGGCGTGAGTTTTCCTGAGAGCCTTGAGACCAACCCCCACCCCTTTCAGGCCAGCACGCTCAAAAGCCTTATCACACCAATGGCGTAAGCAGTCTTTACTCACTGGCAGTATGAGCCTCCTGTTGAGTGCTCCTGAGTAGTCACAGAGATTGACAAGCTCCTTGGTCACCTGAGCACAGTGCAGCTGCCCTGTCTTTTGCTGGATGAAAGTAAATACACCAGCACCGTCAATCTGGCTCCTCTCTAGGTGCCTGATGTCAACAGCTCTGAGCCCTGCCTGCAGCGCAAAGAGTATGGCAATCTCAGCCACTAGTGAACCATCAAGCCCAATGCTGAGCCTGCCTGATATACTGCGTGCAGCATCAAGCAGCCTGCTCACCTCATCCATGCTCAAGCTTTGAGGAGGCTTGAGAGTTAGCCTGACTTTTCTGATGCGCTTTGAGTGATAGGGAGCGCATAGCCCCAGCTCTGCTGAATAATTCCACATGACCAAAATGCCAGCCTTGCGGTTTTTAACCGTGGCCGTGCTGTAAGTTTGCTCAAGTTGTAAAATCAAATTGTTAACTGTGACCTCTGTGAGGTCTGCGACAGTTGGCTCATAATCAAGAAAGCCAGCAAGGTTGTTAATCGCAATTAAATATTGCTGCTGGCAACCTGCACCGATTGCACGCTCTACTGTGAGCTGACTAAGCAGCTCCTTCAATGTCTTTTGCATTTTGCAAATATCCTAATAAGGGTCATTGCATCCATGCTGCATCCAAGCGCGTGATTTTTTTATCGTCCGTCTAAAGCTCCAGCTTTAGAACAATCTTTTTTTACACTCCAGAGGTAAGGGTTGTGACATCTGTGATGCCACTATATTCAGGTTCTAGTGCCCACTAGGGCGTGCAGGTTCAACTCCTGTCATCCGCACTGCAGCCACCGGCTGTGCCTAAAAATTGCCTTTGGTGATTGTTCTTAACCAGTATTAGGCAGAGCACGGTGGTTGTCTATGTACAAAATTGTCAACTTTTGTAAACTGAAAGGATGATAGCAACAATGATCACAGATGAGCAACTCAAGCAAAACCTCCAGCGCAACATCAGGCGGCTGCTGGATCAGACTGAGATGAGCCAAAGCGATTTAGCACGCGCCACTGGTGAAAGTCGCAGCAGGATAAGCTTAGTCGTTAACAGCTGCAGAGTTCCAAGTGCAGCCTCACTGGCTAGAATTGCTGAGGCACTTGACACCACAGTTGATGAATTGATTACCAACCCCAAGCGCAAACGCTCAGCGTAAAAAATACAGCGCACACTTATAAACTTTTTTACAAAGAGTGTTGACAAAAGTTGACAACCTTTGATATAGTCTTTCTTGGTTAAGGATAATCACCAGCTGCCACGATGGCTCTGGTGTGACAAGGAAGTTACAAAGGAGTCAATCAATGTTGACGCTAACAAGGAAGTTAGGGCAGTCTCTAGAGCTTGAGCTCTCAGGGCTGGCCACAATGGTGGCCAGCGCTGCTGCCTCTAAAGCACGCTGTGGTGAATCTGATGCAGACATAGCTGAGAGCATTAAGCATCTGCTCCCAAGCCTCACAGTGAAACTATCTAAAGTGCGTGGCACCTCTGCCAGCATATCAATCCAAGCACCCCAGTCAGTTGCTGTAAGGCGCACTGAGATTGAGAAGGTGGAGCAATGAGCCTGCCTGTGTTTTATGTAAAGAGAGATGCAAATGATTATGAGGCTTACCATGTGCGCTGTCTGCGTGATGGTGGTGCTGATGATTATGTATGCACTATTAATGAGTTCCACCTTGGGTGGTTCCTTTCTGAGTTTGATATGGAGTTTCTACGCAATGCAGAAGATTGTGGGGTACCTGTTGCTCTGTCTGTTGATGCTGCTTTTGCTGGGATGCAAAAGCAGTGGAGGAGAAAAGCAAAATGATTACAGCAAAGTGCCAAGGGGAGCGCATAGCTATAAGCTACACAGAGGCCACTGAGGCTGATGCCATTGCCTGCCAGCGGCTGATTGGCTCTATGGGGTCACCAGCACGGTCAGGAGCTGGGGCAACAGTGCAGGCAACCCCTGCCTCTGCAGCCAAGCTGCTCAGTGCTGACACCTTTGAGGTCAATGCCTCTGCTGGTGTAGAGATGCTTGCAGACCTCTGGGATGAGGGATTGAGAGCACAGGCCATGCCTGAAAAGTACAGGTCAAGCACAGAGCCATGGGCTCACCAGCTTGATGCTTTCAGGTTTGCATACTCAAAGCAGTCAGCTTTGCTGGCTCTTGAGATGGGCTGTGGTAAGAGCAAGGTTGCCATTGACCTGCTGACGGCGTGGGAGTCTAAGACGGTTCTTATAGTTTGCCCCAAGAGTGTGCTTGGGGTCTGGTCTAGAGAGTTTGCTGCTCACTATCCAGATGACTACAGCATCAGAGTCATGGACTCTGGCACTGGCAAAAAGAAGGCCAGCGTTATTGAGAGCCTCATTGACCTTGACGGTGAGGCTTGCAGGGTTGTGGTCATTAACTATGAGAGCCTCATATCAAAGCCAGTGGCTGCTGTGTGCACACGCAAATGGGATGCAATCATTTTGGATGAGTCCCACAAGATCAAAGCACCCACAGGCAAGACCAGTAAAATGCTTTTTAACATTGGCAAACGTGCACGCCACAAGCTCTGCCTCACTGGGACACCCATGCCACACAGCCCACTGGATTTATTTGGGCAATTCAGATTTTTAGATTGTGGGATATTTGGCACCAGCTGGGTCAAGTTTCGCAGCAGGTACGCTGTCAGCCACCCAAGGTTTCCCAATCAAATTCAACACTGGCAGAATCAGGATGAGCTGGCTGACATTTTTAATACACTGGCTTTCAGGGTTAAAGCATCTCAAGTGCTAGACCTGCCAGAAGCTCATCACATTAAATGGCCAGTGACGCTCAGCAAGACAGGTGCTGCTGTCTATAAAGACATTGAGACAGACCTTATCAGTGATGTTACCAATGGCACGGTCACAGTCACCAATGCTCTGACCAGATTGCTGAGGCTGCAGCAGATCACCAGTGGCCACATTAAAACTGATGACGGGCTGATAGCCAGCGTGTGTGATTCCAAGAGGCTGGCCATGCGTGAGATTGTTGAGGGTATTGATTTGTCTGAGCCTGTGGTGGTGTTCTGCAAGTTTACCAGTGACCTTGACGCTGTGAAGCAGCTGGCCAAAGACACTGGCAGACGTTATGGGGAAATTTCAGGCAGGAGAAAAGACCTGACTGACACAGGTGATATGCCTGATGATGTGAAGCTCATGGCAGTACAAATACAGGCAGGAGGCTGTGGCATTGACCTCACGCTTGCACGGTTCGTGATTTATTACTCAATCGGCTTTAGCCTTGGTGACTATGAGCAGTCACTTGCCAGAGTGCACAGGCCAACCCAGTCACGCTCAGTGACCTACTGGCACCTCTCATGTGCTGGCACAGTTGATGATGCTGTCTATAGGGCGCTGAGGAATAGGAAAGATTTAGTTACCTCAGTCATGGAGGAGCTTGGCAGTGCTACATAAAAAATACCCAGCGTTATATGAACTATTCAAAGCATTAAAGGAGCAAGAGAGTGAGAGATTACATAGAGGATTTTCTGGGACTTCAGAAGCTGACCAAGAGAAAAGAGCAGGAGTTAAAGGAGATCAAAGAGCGCAAGGAGTCAGCCGCCAAGCTGCTGCTTGAGCAGATGGCAGCCAATGGGCTTGAGAGTGTGAAGGCAGAAGGTGTGACACTCTACCCACGCAACATGCTCAGCGTAACTGTGCAAGACAAAGAGAACATTGAGGCACTGCTTGAGTCCCATGGGCTTGAGCACTGCATAGGTGTAAGACCTGCAACGCTTAAAAGTGCAGTGACTGAGATGATAGGTACAGAGCGTGAGCTGAGTGCTGTGCCAGATGACTTAAAGGCAGCTCTGAAAATTACAGAATTTACAAGACTAGGTATGCGAAGCAGCTAAGAAAGGAAATAGCGAATGAGTACCGAATTAACAACCCTAAAGAGTGAGAATTTTTTAGCCCTTGCAGAGGGCTCAGACTTAGCAGAGGCCATGAGTGCCAACATGATTGGCGGCGGTGGCATCACTGCCCAAGACCTAATAAGGGTCAAGACCCCCACAGGAGGCAGCACCGTATGGCGATTTGAAGACATTACAGGTGACGTAGAAGCCAAGGAGCTCACAGGTATCTTTGTCTTTTGGGCAGCTGGTGGCGTGCTGTGGCCAACAGAGAACCCAAGCGGTGCAAGCCCTGTGCTTGTGACTAAAGACCTCAAGACAGCAAGGCGGGTGGGTGATGATTACGGCGACCTTGACCCAGATGTACTTGATAGCTTCCAGAATCCTGATGGCACTTATGACTGGCACCGGCTATGTGTCGCCAAGGGTGCTCCTTATGGTTTTGGCTCTGGCAAGAATGGTGGCAAGCGTGCTGATGAGTACCGCACCATCGGGCTGCTAAGACCAGAGGACACACTGCCAATCATGGTGACGGTTAAGGGTGGAAGCTTCAAGTCAATGCTTCCATTTGTAACCCGTCTGCCAGTGGCTCACTACCGCTGCATCATCAGCCTTGGGTTGGAGAAAACAACCAACAACAACGGGCAGGAGTTTTCAAGAATTCAGCCCAAGCTGGTTGGCCAGCTTACCAAGGAGCAGGGTGAGACAGTAAAGCAGATGTTTACAGAGCCATTAAATCAATCGCTCTAATTGAGTTGCTCCGATGCTCACCCCTGATGACCTCATTGAGTGAGGGGGTGAGTTATGGAGAGCAGGGAGGCAGGAGCTATGGCGTGCATGACTCACGAGTGCATGAGATGTCAGAAAACATGGTTTAACAATCGCACTGAGTACAGGTGCTCTGATTGTGGTGGCAGAATTGTCAGCACATTTGATGAGGCGTGGCTTGAGTTTGATGGTGTTGTGCCCTCCTGTGATGAGGAGGATTGGTATGAGGAGAGTGCTGATGAGTGACAAGGAAGTAAACCCCAAGCACTACAGAGTGGGGCGGCTGGAGTTCTATGATGGCATCATGCAGATGATGGGTGAGAGGGTGATGACATTTAAGCAGGCCGTAGATACATGGAATGTGCTTAGGTACACCTTCAGGCATGACCTGAAGGGCATGACCAATGATGACTACCTGACAAACTTAAAAAAAGCTGAGTGGTTTTTAGGAAAGTTAAAGGATCAGTATAAGGGCACTGATGATGGGTAGCTGGCACATCAGGAGAGAGAAGCGCGCCAAGTGCTTGGCGTGTGGGCTTGGGTTTGAGAATACAAAGTTTTTACAGATGCACCTGACGCTAAGCAAGTGGTGTCATGATGAGCATTACAAGGAGCAGGCAATAAAAGATGGGCAGCAAGGAGCAACTTCAGGAGATTGCAAGGCTAGGTATAAAGATAATCCCACTGGAGAAGGCTGGGAAGCGTCCCTTCATACGCAACTGGCCAGAGCAAGCATCAAGAGAAGAGGCAAAAATAAGTGAATGGGTTGAGCAGTACCCTGACCATAACTGGGGCATCGTGCTTGGGTCTGACAGCGGCATCATAGATATTGAGTGTGATGATGAGCAGGCAGAGGCCACACTTATTGAGCTGTTTGATGGTGAGGTGCCAGTGACAGCCATGTACTCAGCCAGCAGGGGCAATCACAGGCTCTTTAGATTTAGGAGAGACCTGCCCAGCACTGCTGTGATGAAGATTGGAGCGCTTGAGTTTAGGATTGGCTCAGGAGGTGCAGCAGCTCAGTCAGTGATACCACCAAGCACTCACCCGTCTGGTGCTCAGTACCAATGGGTCAACCACTGCACACCTGAGGAGGTTGGCTTTGCAGAATTGCGTGATGATGTCGTTGAGAAGATACTGCAGCATTACAACTCAGGCAGGGGCTCAGGTAAACGTAGGGACTGGGCTGATATTGCAAGGGGCGTGCCAGCTGGTCAGCGTGCAGAGTCAGCCACCCAGTACATTGGCAAGCTGCTCAGTGCTATCAATGACCCCTTTGACAATGACCTTGTGAACCTGATGTATACACAGGTGGCGGTTTGGAATAGTCAGAATGACCCACCACTTGATGAGTCAGAGCTTGAGACAACCTTTGACTCAATACTAAGGAGAGAGCGCAACCAGCGCAACAGTGATGACTTTGCTGAGCCAGTGAGCAGGCAGGTTGCTCTGAGCCACCAAGCTGATGAGGTGCCAAAGGGGTGGCATCTGCAGATCATAATGGGCAACCCTAAAATATTCCATTTATATAGCCCCATGTGGTCAGGCTACTTAGAGCTCAGCAGCGTACAGATGACCTCAGCCAGACAGATTGAGATTCAAGCACTGGAGCAAAAGACAGTATTGCTGCCAAAGCAATTCACAAAGTTATGGACTGGTGACAGGAGGCAGGAGGGTCTGAGCAGGAGGCTGGTAGATGCAGCTGACAAGGTTGCTGCTGACATTGAGGATGACCGTGAGCTTGTCATAGCTCAGCTGGTATCTGAGAGAGTTGAGGCAGCACATGACCTGAGAGAGGGTCGCAAGCCAGATGGAACAATGCAGCGGCTGGATGATGGGTCTATCGTTTTTAAGTTTGGCTGGCTGCTTGAGCAATTACGGTTTCATCATGAAAAGGTAGAGAGGAGAGAGCTTAGCAAGCTCCTCCAGAAGATTAAGGCCACAGAGTACACACAGCGTAGGCTTAAGAGGCTTGCTGGTGACTCACTTGGGAAGCTTAAAAGTTTAATTGATTAAGGATGTTGAATATGTATGTACTTGAGATGTTGCAGAGATATGTTGAGCACCGGCAAAAGCCCTCAGGGTTTGTGATGGCACTGCTCACCAATGACCTGCATGGTGCAGTTGCCAGAGCTGACGGTGACAACCGCGCTGACTTGGCTGACATTGTTGAATTCATGAGAGCCCATGTGCCAGCAGAGGCATGGGGCTCACCAGAGAAGGTGGCCAAGTGGCTCAAGGGGTGAGTTTAATGACTCTATATATAGGAGAAATGAGTAGTAAAAAAAATAATTTTACACTCATCCACTCATCTAATTAGGTTTGACACTTATATGCCAGTATATAAGGGATGATTTTAATGATGAGTTTTATTATCTCACTCACTCATTGACTCATATGTACTGGCTTTTTTTTGTTTGTTTTGATTCCCCCTATATATAAAAGGGCTTTTGATATGGTTGCTGTGGCTAGGTTGATTGGTGGCGCGGGTACTGGCAAAACCACTGAGCTCATGAGAATTATAGAGCAGGTGGCAGGCAAAGGAGTTGACCCCTACTCTATCGGGTTCTGTAGTTTTACCAGAGCAGCACGGTTGGAAGCCAGCACCAGAGCAGCTGAGATGTTTGGTATCAGGCAACCTGAGCTAGAGCGCTTTGGTTGGTTTAAGACTCTGCACTCCATTTGTTATAGGCAGCTGGGTGTGGGCAGTGAGCTGCTGGCATCTGGTAAGAAAACCTCTGACTGGTTTGAGGAGCATTTTGGGGAGCGTGTAGATGTTGAGGCTGATGATGATGTCATGAGCTTTACAGGTAAGAGCAGGACTGGGCAGGTGCTGGCTCTTTGGAGCTCGTGCAGAAATAGGCTTGAGCCTTTTGAGGATAGTTGGGAGAGGTCAGTTAGGTGCTCAATAGATGTGCCTGACCTTGAAGAGTGCAGGGATGTTGTCAGCAGGTATGAGATGCTCAAGGCCATTGATGGTGTGGTTGATTTTGTTGACATCCTTGGCAAGTTTGCTGGCTGGGCTTTTGGTTTTGACGGTCACAATAAATGTGAGCCAGATGGTGAGGTGCCTAATGTGCCTGTCTGGGTATTTGATGAGCAGCAAGATACAAGTCAGCTGCTCGATTCTGTATGCAGGCGGCTTGTTTACTCTGGCAGCACCTCATGGTGCTACTTAGCAGGTGACCCCTTCCAGAGTATCTATGGTTTCTCTGGTGCTGATGGCTCACTTTTTAGGAATTGGGATGCAGACCATGAGCGCATCACAGGCAAGAGCTGGAGGTGCTCACCTGAGATACTTGAGCTGGGTGAGAGGTGCATTGAGAATTGTGCTGACTACTTTGATAGAGGCATTGAGCCTGCTGCTCATGATGGATCAGTTGGTATTACTCAGGCACAAACCATGAGCTGGCTGACTGGCTTGGCTCCTGATGATGATGTGCTATTGCTGGCACGCACCAACAGACTGGCCAGCTGGTTTGCTAAAAAGTTAAATGCTGTCGGTCTACCTTGGGAGTCTACTAAAGGCACCGGCAGCTGGTTGGCACCATCTAAGAGAATTGCTTTGAGGTGTCTGCAAGCACTAGCATCTGGTGAGGTTGTTGACTGGCTTGAGTTCTTAGAAGTTGTCAAGCAGATTAATGCAAAAGGCAACCTTACCAGAGGTACTAAAACAAAATGGTTAAGGGGGGATAAGCCAGCTGCACCAATGGTTAAGCTTGATGGGCTTACAGACTGGGGTGCCACTGATGAGCTTGTCAGTAAGATCAAAGCTGGCAGGTGGTCTCAGTTGATTGATGGCGGTGCAATTTATGAGCAGGCGTGCTCTAGGTTTGATGTGATGAGCGTGCTTAAGCCAACAATCAAGGTGGGTACAATCCACAGCGTGAAGGGTGCTGAGGCTGATGAGGTTGTAATGCTGACATCAAGCACCAAGCAGATTAGTAACTCTGAAAAGTATGCAGGTGGATTGGATGAAGAGAGGCGGCTGGCTTATGTTGGTGTCACCCGTGCAAGAAAAAAGCTTACTCTGCTTAATGACTTAAACGCACGGAGCAGGATGCCCATGCCATGGTAAAAGAGTCAGCTATTGTTAATGCAATTATGAAGCGTGCACGCTCACTGGGTTTCTGGGTCACCAAAATCCATGGAGGTAATTACCAGAGGAGTGGTCTGCCAGACCTGCTGTGCATTAAGGGTGGCAGAGCTTTCTGGCTTGAGGTTAAGAGGCCAGATGGCAAGCCCACTAAGTTGCAGCTTCACACTATAGCTGAGCTGCAGGCTTTTGGTTGTATTGCTGAGGTAGTGTATAGCTTAGCTGAGGCAGAGGAGGTGCTTAGTGTATAAAGCCAGATTAAAGGAAGGAGACAGGTTGTGCATTGGTGGCGTTGAGATCATAGTTGAGAAGGTGGGGTTTAAAAATGTGCATATAGGAGCTAAAGCCCCACCAGAGATGTTGATTAGAGTGGTTAAAAATTGTAGACAAAAATTGACAAACCAGATACAATCTCAGCAGTGAGACCTTAGTGCCCTTTGGTCTCATTCTGAGTGAATGGCTGAGCCTGCTTAGTGTTATTACTAACAGGCTTGGCTTTTTTTATGGAGTGAACCAGATGCCAAACGGATTAACCACAAACAGATTTAAGAAAAACATTCTTAATGTTTTCTTCCTTGATGCCACTGAGCCCACCAGCTTTACTGTCAGGCTTGTGAGTGACACACCTGATGAGGATACAAACAACATAAGTGAGCTCACTGAGATCACTGGTTCCAATTATTCTGCTGTCACATTGTCACGCAACTCAACTGATTTTGATGTAATCACTGAGGATGATGCCAATGATGCTGGTTATATAGAGCTGGCTGATGTTGTTTTTACTGGTGCCTTTTCTGGTGCCACTCACTGTGTGCTGTGTGACAACTCTGGTGATGTTCTGGCTTACTGGCCATTGCAGACTGGTGGTGCTGCTGTCACTGTATCAGCAAACCAAACTTATACTTTACAGAATGGAACCATTAAGGCTGTTGATGCTTAATGGAGGCTGTAATTTGCACACGCTCAGTGAGCTCTGACCCTCTTACTTACCAAGACGGTGACATTGTTGATACGTTCAGCATAAGCAGGATCAGGATTGCTGCAGCTCAGAGTTTATTTAACCCTAAGCTCTTTGGCTTTAATGCCTCAGGGCTTAGGGATGACTCTGCACTTATGCAGGTTGTTGATGCTTTCAGTGCTTTCAAGTTTGAGAGAGCTGGCAACAACTCTGCAATCATGACAGACCTTACAACAGGCGTGCAGGAGCTGGCTGAGTTTGAGTACTTGGATGAGTACATTAAGAGGCGTGTGCAATCTAAGTCACATCTGGTGTGGGGCACTCAGGGCTCTGAGGTTTGGTACACAAAGCGAAAAGACAACATAGATCATGTGGCTTTATGGGATTTGATAGAGCAGGTGAGTTATCACATCCGAGAGGATTATAGCCATTGGCCACTCTCTGAAATTGAAAGGGCATTTTTTCTACCAGTCAGCATGACTGGTAAAGCCTATCAGCCAGATGGAACCACTCAGGATGTTGAGCTGAGTGACCCCACTGTATTTGAGCGTAAGGAGCCCGTCACTACTGTTGATGGGTTTGACCCAGATGGTGAGCCCATTGTTGTGCAAACTCAAAAAAGGAAATGGCAGGTGCCATACTGGGATTTTACTGAGACACTTGGCACTGATGTTGATTTAATCAGGAGCACCAAGGTTGTTGATGCACGGGTTGATGATGACATACCCCATATAGATGCTTTGTGTGTTGAGAAGGTTTAGCCATGGCAGTTATTACATCTATAGGGCACACATCGAACCAGCCCACAACTCTCACCACTGGTACACCCAGCAGCTGCAGCACTACCAGCACAGGTGTGTACTCTGTCTCATTCTCATCTGCCCCCTCTGGTGTCAGTGTTGGTGATATGTACCATGCCACTGATGGTGTCACCTCCTATATCACTTATAGCTATTTAGTGCAGTCAATAAGTGGGTCAACATTAGAGCTCAGGTACATCACAGATGATGGTGGCATGATGAGCTCAGGTGCTGTGTCACCGTGTGCAGTTTATGACTATGACCAAAATTACAACATGGTCACAGCCACAGGTACCTTTAAGCGTGCCTACTCTACCATCACACTCTGGGAGGCTGGGCTTGATGACTCTGATATATATAGCTCAGGCTCAGATGCTGAGGGGCACCTATTTGCAGACTCTGATTTTAATGAAGCTTTTACCATTAACGGTGGCAGCACTGTTGGGCTCAACAGCATTAAGCTCACAAGCCATGACTCATCTGGCAACAGGCATGATGGCACAGTGGGCTCTGGCGCAAAAATTAGATACACAGGCAATGTGCATCAGGTCTGTCTTATTAGCAGGAATGATGTAGAGGTCAGCTGGATTGAGTTCGATATGGGTGCTGGGTCACTCAATAGCAGTAATAACAGAGCAGTGCAGTGTGATACTAATGCGTATGACGAAATTATTATTTCTCACAACATTGTGCATGACCTGTTTGGCTCTTTTCCGATTGCTATCAGATTTGAGGGTGGTAATTCATCATCAGATACTAGGTATATTCATAACAATATTGCCTATGATATTGATGACTCTGATGACCGTGTAAAATTCTTTTTACACAATGGTAATTACCCAGTATTTTGTTGGAATAATACAGTATATAAGCTCAGGACTGGCAGAAGTGATAAAGATGCAGTCAGTTATTTTAGTTGGGCTAACACAGCTGTTATGGAGCTTAAAAATAATTTAAGCATCCAGACTGCAAGCACTGGGTCAGAGACTTTTGCTACTAATTACAGTTCCGCAAGTGACTACAATGCAACTGACCTGAGCAGTGCAACTGGGGGAGCAAATGACATCACTGGCCTTACCAGTAGTGAGTTTGTCAGTGTGACATCTAATGCTGTTGATTTACATTTAAGCTCAACAGCATCATCAGCTAATGCTGGTGTCTCTATTGGCTCTACAGCTGGTGTTGATATTGATATTGATGGTGTGCAGCGCTCAGGCACTTGGTCTATCGGTGCTGACTTTGTTGCTCCTGCTAATGTAAATGTCTCTCTGGGTGTGAGCTCATTTGGGTTGGAGAGCTCAGGTGATTTAATTCACGGCTCAATGATTAGCTCAGGTGTGAGCTCATTTGCATTAGAGAGCTCAGGTGATTTGATTCACGGATCAATGAGTAGCTCAGGTGTGAGCTCATTTGGTTTAGAGAGCTCAGGTGATTTTGATTACGGGTCTGTGAGTAGCTCAGGTGTGAGCTCATTTGGGTTGGAGAGCTCAGGTGATTTAATTCACGGCTCAATGATTAGCTCAGGTGTGAGCTCATTTGGGTTGGAGAGCTCAGGTGATTTAATTCACGGATCAGTGAGTAGCTCAGGTGTGAGCTCATTTGCATTAGAGAGCTCAGGTGAGTTTTATTATGGGTCTGTTGTCTCAACTGCTGTAAGCTCATTTGGTCTAGAGACCTCAGGCAGCTTCTCAATGGGCAGCCCTAATGTCATTGCTACACTGGGTGTGAGTTCATTTGGTTTAGAGAGCTCAGGTGATTTGATTCACGGCTCAATGACCAGCTCAGGTGTGAGCTCATTTGCATTAGAGAGCTCAGGTGAGTTTGATTATGGGTCTGTCAGCAGCTCAGGTGTGAGCTCCTTTGGTTTAGAGAGCTCAGGTGAGTTTGATTATGGGTCTGTCAGCAGCTCAGGTGTGAGCTCATTTGCATTAAGCACATTAATCACCCCTAGTCTCAATTTTAATATAGAGCTTGGCGTGAGCTCATTTGGTTTAGAGAGCTCAGGTGATTTTGATTATGGGTCTGTGAGTAGCTCAGGTGTGAGCTCCTTTGGTTTAGAGAGCTCAAGTGATTTTGATTATGGGTCTGTGATCAGCTCAGGTGTGAGCTCATTTGCATTAGAGAGCTCAGGTGATTTTGATTATGGGTCTGTGATTAGCTCAGGTGTGAGCTCTTTTGGGTTGAGTGCCTCTGGTCAGTTTGACTGGGCTGTTGATATAGGCAGTGCATCAGTTGCCTTAGAGTCTAGCATTGATGAGCACTATGGCTCAGCAGTATCTACAGGTGCTGTGTCTATTGGCTTTAAGGTGTATGGCCGTGGTGACCTGTTTGGCATCTGGTATGTGACTGGCATGATAGAGGTTGCAGCTGTTGATGGTGCTTTAGACTTTGCATCTATCAGCTGCACTGCTGATGTTGCTGTCATTGATGATGCAGTTATCAGCTCAGTTGATGTGCGTGGTGTGTTTGATGTCTCAGACAATGGCTCTGGGGTGTCTGGTTTCATGGAGATATAAAATGATTAAATTGAAAAACTCAAGCGGTGACTTTGTAAAAGTCCAAGAGGGTGAGAGCTGCAACATTAGAGGAGAGGTTAAGGATACCAGTGGTGCACTGGTTACTACACCCACCAGCATAACCTGCACACTTTTTGACTTAGAGACTGGCGTTGTAATCAATGGCCGTAAAGACCAAAGCATATTAAATGTAAACGGTGGGAGCTATAGCAACGGCTCATATATTCTGGAGCTGGATGCTGCTGACAATGCGATTGTAGGCAACCTTGATGAAGGCAAGTCTCAGACACACGTTGTGCGCATAGAGATTGAGTACAACGATGGAGATAGTGACCGTGTGGCCATTGAGGAGTTTAGCTTTCCTGTTGAGCGTTTGCGTGAGACAGTAGGGGTGGGGGTAGGTGCCAATGAGGTTGTCATTAATATCTCAGACTCATCTGGCTCTGGTGTGAGTGATGTGTCTGTCTATGTAAGCACTGACAGTGAGGGTGGTGATGTAATTGCTGGCCGTGTGCTAACAGACAACCAAGGCAATACCCCATCACTTTATTTAGATGCAGGGGTGTACTATAGGTTTGCTGAGCGTGATGGTTACAGCTTCACTAATCCTATTAAATTTGATGTTTCGTGATTCTATTTAATTGGGTTGAGAGTTGAGGGGAAGGCTTGAAGCGAAAAAAGCAAAACCCATGACGCTCAAACCCCTATTTTTATAGGTTCTTATTTTCGTTTAGACACCAAAAGCCCGAGAGAATCCCTTTTGAGGCCGTGTAAAGTTGGTTTCTTGATTTGGCAGTAGACTATCAACTCAAAAAAGAGCAGGAGCGTGAGCGCAATGCAGCCAAGAGTTTGGCAGGCAGAGACATTGCCCCCATGCCTAAAGTTGCTGACGAAAAAAGAAAAGAGGCAGCAAGGTTAAGCTTCCAGAATTTTTGTGAGTCATACTTTCCTGAAGTGTTCACACTGGCATGGTCAGATGATCATTTGAAAGCTTTGGAAAAGATTGAGCTGGCAGTGCTTAAAGGTATGCTCTTTGCCTATGCCATGCCAAGAGGCTCAGGTAAGACCACACTTGCAGAGACTGCAAGCCTGTGGGCTTTGCTGTATGGGCACCGTGAATTTGTCTGCTTGATTGGTGCCAGTGAAGAGGCTGCAAGTGAGATGCTCAATAGCATCAAGGGAGAGCTTGAGAATAATGAGCTGCTGGCTGATGACTTCCCAGAGGTCTGTTACCCCATTACTAAGCTGGAGGGAATTGCCAACAGAACCAAGGGGCAGATTTACAACGGTGATAGAACCCATATTGTGTGGACTGGCAAGCAGGTTGTGCTGCCTACCATCAAGGGCTCACAGGCTAGTGGTGGTGTCATTCAAACTACAGGGCTCACTGGCCGTGTGCGTGGTATGAAATTTAAGACAGCATCTGGCAAAAGCGTCAGGCCGTCACTGGTGATAGTTGATGACCCCCAGACAGATGAGAGCAGCAGGTCGCCCAGCCAATGTGCAGCCCGTGAGGCCATTTTAGCTGGTGCTGTTTTGGGGCTGGCAGGAGCTGGCAAAAAGATTGCAGGGATAATGCCCACCACAGTAATCAGGCGTGGTGATATGGCTGATAGAATCCTCAACAGAGATATACACCCAGACTGGCAGGGTGAGAGGACAAAGCTGGTGTACAGGTGGCCAGAGTCCAAGCTGTGGCAGAAGTATGCAGAGATCAGGGCAGAGCACCTGATTGCTGGAGGTGATGGGAGTGCTGCCACAGACTTCTATAAAAAGAATAGAGAGGAGATGGATTTAGGAGCAGAGGCAGCGTGGCCTGATAGGTTCAATGAGGATGAGGTAAGTGCAATCCAGCACGCTTGGAATTTAAGGCTTCGTGATGAAGATAGTTTTTTTGCTGAGTATCAGAATGACCCCCAGCAGAATGAGGAGCAAGATGGTGGGTTGAGTCCAGATGAGATCATCAGCAAGTGCTCAGGCTTTGAAGAGCATGAAGTGCCTTTAGATGTTGAGAGGCTCACTGCTTTTGTGGATGTGCAGGGCTCATTGCTTTATTACGTCATTACTGGCTGGTCACAAAATATGACCGGCTATGTTTTGACTTTTGGCGCTTGGCCAGATCAGGGCAAGAGATACTTTACCCTATCAGACGCTCACCCGAATTTTAATACAGAGTTACCCAGTGCAGGCTATGAGGCTCAGCTGCTTCAAGCTTTAAGCAGGCTAGTGGATGGTGATTTATTTAAGCGCAAGTTTAAGAGAGATGATGGCTCTGAGATGTCACTTGATATGTTGCTCATTGATGCAAACTATGGGCAGTCTACAGATATTGTGTACAGGTTTGCACGCACATCAGCAAACAAGTCTAAGCTATTTCCCAGCCATGGCCGTTACACTGGAGCCAGCAGCCAGCCCTTTAGTGATTACAAGCGCAAGAAGGGTGAGCGCATTGGTCTGAACTGGAGAATCCCAGCAATCACTGGCAAGCGTGCAGTCAGGTATTGCCTCTATGACACCAACTACTGGAAATCATTTATAGCTGGCAGGTTCCGCACTTCTCTTGGTGATGCTGGAAGCTTGTCTGTTTTCAAATGTAACAAACAGAGGCTGCAGATGTTTGCTGACCAGATGGCTGGTGAGTATGCAATACGCACAACAGGTAGAGGGCGTGAGGTTGATGAGTGGAAGGCCAGACCAGACCAAAAAGATAATCACTTTTTTGACTGCATAGTTGGAACAGCTGTTGTTGCTTCTATGCTTGGCTGTGATTTGATTGGCAGGGTAGCACAAGAGCAGAGACCCAGAAAAACAAAAAAGAAATCTAACAGAGTTAGTTATTTATAAGGAGGTTTATGATGGCCAAAGCAGGAAGGCCAAAAGGAAGCAAAACAAAAAAGGTTGCAGTGGTTGATGCTGTGCGCACTAGGTGCATCAAGTGTGGGAGCACACAGAGAACCAAGTACAGCCAGAGGCGTGAGCTTAACACATCTGGCGTGCTACCAGATGGCACTGAGTTTGATAAGGTTATCTGGCGGCGCACAACATGCAAGAAGTGTGGGCAGGTCAGAGATGACCGTGAGTACCTCAAAGAGGGCTAAAAAGTTTTTAATTTTTTTTTGGTTCTGGCTGTTAATTATTGTTGACAGCTATATAGCTGTGACGATATAAATAAAGCATAAGAATTACTTAATCACTTTTACTAAGGGCACAAATCATGAGCTTTGTTATCTACCACATCGAAACCACTAGACTAATCGGAGACATTTACTCTCCAGCTCACAAGTCAGAGCGTGCTGCAAAGTGTGCACGCACTAGATACCTTAAAGCTAATCCTGAGGTTAACCCAGAAGAGTTGGCGATTGCAGACTACTCAGATTTTCACAACAACATTGAGAAAATGGTTGAGCGAAAAAATAGGATGACTGGTGAGATGTACATGGAGCGTGTTAATACACCACGCTCATGCTCTCCATCCTCAGAGCTTTACTGGAGCATGTAACAAATAACCAAGCCCCCTCAGGGGGGCGCATTTTAAGAAGGGCACAGGCGATGTTATCAGCAAAGCAAGCTGCAAAAAGAATCAGGCAATCAATCAAAAGCTGGGGCTATGACCCAGCTGGTAAAGTTGAAGTTTTCCCAGAGTGGGGATGTGATACCGTTATAAATATTGTTGTTAAAGGGCAATACAAGGAGGTAGAGGAAATCAAGCTTTTGGAGTTGTTTGACTTAATAGAGAAGCTGAGGAAGGATACAGACTACCGTTATCTCCACAGTGATTGGCATCACATCAGATTTTGGTATTAAATAATAAGCCCCCTCAGGGGGGCGAATTTTTAGAAGGGCACAGTATTATGACTCCAGATGGATACAGAATAAACGTAACTCAAGAGGGCTCTCTTTTCGGTGGCAAGGTTCATTATTTTTCAATAGATGGAATTGTGGCCAAGTCTGATGCCATGAAAATTGCAGCTGAGATGACTTGGCAATATGGTGAGGAGCATGTGACTCTCAGCCACTGGCAATCATCGGGCAGAGATGTTGCTATAGATTTTGACCGTGAGCTTGAGTAATTAACCACTTAGCAGCCTTTGGATCATGATGAGCCTGCTGACTAATCTGGCAGGCTCATCATACTCCAGCTTTACATCATCTATGAGCTCATCAATTTTGCGCTGAGCAATCACGCTCACCTGCCTTGCCCTCATGAGCTCAGTGGCTTGGCGGTTGGCTCCATCACCAACCCAGCCCTTGCATCTCTCATCTTTCATCAGTCAAGCCTCATAGGTTCAAAGACTGCATAAACTCCATCTATGACAATCCCACAGCCAATGATTGGCTTGCTGGTAAACTTAATGCCATAGTCCATGGCGGCTGTGTGGCGGTCTACGCCACACCCAACACTCATGCCAAATATCATGGCATCCTCATTGGCAAAATAGGTCACCCCAGCCTGTGAGTGCAGGTGCCCCTGCACCCAAGAGCAAAAATGGTCTTTTGCATTTTTAAGTGCAGCCATTTGCCCACCCTTGCCCCTGTCACCGTGCGCATACTTCACACCGTCGATGTCATGCACTGAATACCTTGGCATCCAGTTCCAGTCTGGTGTTTGCCAGATTTGTCCATAGTCTTTTACCAGCTCTGTGGGTATGCCTGCTGTGCGTGCCTGCCTCTTGGGTAATGCGTCATGGTTGCCAGTCATTACTGTAACTTTGTTAAAAGCTTTGTAGAGGCTCTGCACTTGGCTCAGTGCTTGGCGGTACTCATCCTCTGGCGCTGGTGTGGCTGGGTTCTTTTCGTGGTAACTAATAGCATTAAAATCAGCCACATCACCGATGTGTACAACGGTATCACATCCCCACTCTGCCTCAACCTGTTTCAGAAAATCAACATAGTCACTCAGCATCACTGGGCAATGTGTATCACCAATCACTAAAACGCGCGCCATTAACTAACTCCTTTTTTATGACCTCCTTTTATTGTCGCAGCTATTAACTGGTCTGCTTCTCTTTTAATTGTCAACAGATATTAAACCTGCAAAGGTTGCATCAACTTTGTTGGGTGTTTGTGGACAATGGTGGTATGACTCAAAACATAAACAACACAGACGCTGCCAAGATTGAGCAGAGTTATGCTGAGCAGATGGTTGTGATTTTGCAGGATGCCCTCAAGATCAATGCAGGCATTTTGTCTGTCAGCATTGACGGGATGACAACACAGTACTCAAGAGCTCAGGCACTCAAAGAGCTGAGATTCTGGATGAGGCAGGTGGCTGTTGAAAAGGGCAAGCGTCCAAGATTAGCAACAGTGAGGCTGGACTGATTTGATTAGAGCGATTGCCCCAGAGGCCACACAGCTCAACTATAAAGCTGCTGAGGCTGACAAAAAGCGTAAGAGCCCAAACACTAGAATTCAGAGCGTAGACAGTACGCTCACGCCAAGCAAGCGCAAGTACCTAACTGCTAATGTTCGTGATATTCACGATAACATGGCTGTCTGCTCTTGGGCTGTGAGGCGGCACTTGGATTATGTAAGCTCTTTTGAATTCCAGCCAAACACAAAAGACCAAGGGCTTAACCGTGAGCTTGAGGAGCTCATGGAGTGGTACAGCAGGCCGCTCAACTGTGATGCAACATACAGGCACTCACTGCCTGCTCTGGTAAGGATGCTTGAGCAGAGGCGCACAGTGGATGGTGATGTATTTGTTATTAAGCTTAAGACTGGCCACCTGCAGGTGATAGAGTCAGACCGTGTGAGAACCCCAGAGGGGCAAGGCTTTGAAAATCTTATACATGGTGTGAAGGTTGGCAAAGCTGGTGAGCTCAGAGCCATTGCAGTCAACAGACGCAATGACAGGTATGGCTATGAGCTTGAGCGTATGGTTAGGGCTGGCAATGTGATTCACTTGGGATACTTTGACAGGTTCGACCAAGTGAGAGGCGTGAGCCCACTGGCCAGTGCTGTTAACCAGTTTAGAGATGTTATGGAAGCCAGTGAGTATGCACTTGCAAGGATGAAGATAAGCCAGCTTTTTGGTTTAGTGTTCTATCGTGATTCTGTTGATAGCTTTGGTGACGTTGAGTCAGATGGTGACAGCTACAATGTGGACTTTGGTAAAAGCTCCGGTTTAGTGCTTGACCTTGAGGCTGGTGACCGTGCTGAGTTTTTGGAAAGTGAAAGCCCCCACCAAGAATTTCAAAGCTTTGCAGAGACCATGACCATGGGGGCTCTCAAGGCTCTTGATATACCTATCAGCTTTTTTGATGAGTCCAAGGTTAACTACTCAAGCAGTAGGTCAGCTTGGATAGCTTACCAGAAGAGCACAGCATCTAAGCAGCGTGCTCTGAGAGATATGCTTAACAGGCTCACAGTGTGGCGGCTTGGCTTATTCATTCAGGATGGATATTTAACGCTACCCTCTGGCATGACGCTTGGGCAGCTTCGCTGGGACTGGGTAACCTCTGGGACTCCATGGGTAGACCCACTTAAAGAGGTTAGGGGTGACATCCTTGCCATAGCAGCTGGATTAAAAACTCGTGCACAGGTTGTGCGTGAAAGGTATGGCAGAGACTTTAGGGAGATAGCAGACCAGCTGGCGGTTGAGCAGGAGTACATGGAGCAAAGTGGTGTGAGCACTTCACTTGATGGGCTCGTAGAGATTAACCCACAGGAGATAGGCAATGAGTAAGAAGGAAATACCAGCAGCGGCATTTAATTTTAAGGCTGCTCAGGCATCAGTTGACCCAGACACCATGGAGGTCAAACTGCTTGCACGCTCTAGCAAGTCTATTGAGCATTTTTACTGGGGCAATGTAGTCCATGACCTAGAGGGCATGAGGCTCACTAAGCCCAGAGTGACTCTAGACTTTAACCACAATGCTGATGAGATCATCGGCTATTTAGATAATTTTGACATAACTGATGAGGGGCTGGTCTGCACTGGCAAGCTCATCAGCTTTAAGGATGATGACCGTGCAGCACAAATTGCTTACTTAGCTAGGCAGGGTGTGATGTGGGAAGCGTCTATAAGTTTCGGCGGTGATGGCATTGAAGTTGAGCAGGTAGGTGATGAGCCTGTCATGGTCAATGGCAGGGAGTTCTCTAACGGCTCCATTGTTAGGAAGTGGCCATTCCGTCAGTGTGCGATTTGTTCTCAGGGTGCTGATGAGCACACCAGCTCTACAGTCCTGAGTAATTCTGATGACCGTTATTTGGTCAAGTTTTTAGGGAGAAGCGAAATGAGCGAAAAGCAGAATGAGGAGCTTAATGAGCTCCATGATGACGCTGCTGCTCCAGACCAGTTTTCTGCTGCTGAAGTTGATGAAGCAGTAGAGGAAGCGGTTGAGGAAGTAGTGGAGGAAGCTGCTGAGCTTGAGCCTGAGGAAGTGGTTGAGGAGGCAGCTGAGGAAGTTGCTGAGGATGCCACAGACCTGAGTGCTGATGCTCGCAAGCTCTGTGCACGGTTTATTGCTGAGTTTGGCAATGACGGTGCCCAGTGGTTTGCTGATGGCTTGAGTTTTGAGGATGCAACAGAGTTGCACAACCAGAACATTAAGCAGCAGCGTGATGAGTTGCTAGAGGAAGTGGCTGAGCTAAAAGCAAAGCTGGCAACTCTAGACCGTGGTGAGGATGAGCCCTTAGAGTTTTCATCGGCACCCAAGGCAGAAGAGTTAGAGAAGGCCAAGCAGCACGCTGCTTATCGTTCTCAGATTGGTAGTGATGCAGGGGCGGCTCTTGTTTCACATTTTTCAAAATCATTCAAATAGGCTAAGGAAGGATTCACAACATGGCTGATGTAAGAATGGATTTGGCTGAGGTTGCAAAGTTTAATGACTCTGACCTTAGCATTGGTATTATTAATGACTTGCTAGATAGCGCACCAGTAATGGCCGCACTTTCTGCCAAGTCGATTGCAGGGCATACCTACAATTATCTCAAGAAGACAAGCGCCACAGGGCTTGCTGGTTTTCGTGATGAGAATAGTGGGCGTGAAGAAAACAAAGCTGGTTACACTAAAGTCACAACCAACTTAAAAATATTGGATGCCTCATTTAGTGTAGACGTGGCTGTTGCTGATGCAGATGAGCGTGGGGTAGCAGCAATGTTGTCAACCCAAGCTGTTGACCATTTGCGTGCTGCTTTTTACGCTGCTGAGGATAACCTTATCAATGGTACTGGCACCAATGGCTTTGACGGTCTGGCAGATCATCTGGCAGCTCTGGGTGATATGGTGATTGACGGTGGAGCAACTACAAACTGCTCTAGTGTTTATGCTGTACGCACTGGCGTTAATGCTGTCTCAAGTGTCTGGGGAGCCTCTGGAGTCATTAACATTGGTGACACCAGCATCCAGCGCATTGCTGATGCTTCTGGTAGCTTCTCAGCTTACTACACACCTGTGGTAGCATGGGCAGGCTTGCAGGTGGGTGGCAAATATGATGCAGCCCGTTTGGCTAATGTCTCCAGCTTGAATGATGACAAGATCAGTGATTTGCTGTCTCTGTTCCCAGCTGGCGGGATGCCTGATTACCTCATCATGAATCGTGTGCAGTTGAAGGCTCTACAGCAATCACGCACTGCCACGAATCCATCAGGGAATCCGGCACCTTTCCCACAAGAATGTTTCGGCGTTCCAGTGATTGTCAGTGATGCAATCGGTAACGCTGAGTCTGTTGTGAGCTAGAGGTAGCAATGGTGAAAAGAGTCGTTACTGACAATTTCAAATCTATCAGGTCACACTCTGGCATAGCTGTTGATTATGTCAGAGGTGATGACTCTGTAAGACTGATTGCAGTGGTTGGCTCTACTGAATTTGCTCAGGAGTCCCTGTCTGGTTTGTATGAAACAAGCCAGAGCAGGGACTATCTGATTTTGTCAGATGACTTGGAGCTTAATGGCTCCAAGGTATTGCCTGAGCGTGGTGATGAGGTGCATGAGGTTGATGATGCTGGCACTCTATTTGTTTACCCTGTTATCACTGGTGGTGGTGGTAGAGTTTTTAGCTACTCAGACCCCAGCAGAGTGGTACTTAGGGTGCATACAAGGCAGGCAAGATGAGCACAGCCAGTGACATTGCTGATGGTGTTGTGACCTTGATTAATCAGGGCAGCTACTCCAAAAGCTTTACAGCCAAGCGTGTGACAGTCCCAAGCTTTGAGCTTGAGACTCTTAAAGACGTTGAGGTACACATCTGGCCAGAGAGTGAGCGTTATGCTGGCTCTAGTAGAAGTGGCACAGAGATTGAGTATCTAATTAGTCTGGCACTGCGTGCACCTGTTGACCCTTACAACTCTCAGCAGCTTGATGAGCTGCTGACTTTGGTTGAGGAAATCCAAGATACCCTGCTGACTGTGCCTGTAAACAATGCAGGCTTTCGGGGTATGGAGGCTGACCCTCTTTATAACTTAGACACTTTGGATGACCTCAGAGCTTTTGTATCTGTGTTGTCTATAACTTATATAAAAGTGAGGTGATAGCATGGCTATTATTTTGGGTAAGGATTGTGTTGCCACTCTTGGTAGTGCAACCCTTGGGAATATAAAAGATGTTACGATTAACCTTGAAAAGGGTGAAAGTGATGCAACTGTGAGAGCTACTGGGGGCTGGCGTGCAACCATCGGGACTCTTAAAAATGCGTCTGTAGATTTTCAGATGAATTATGATGACTCAGATGCTCAGGTCACAACTTTGGAATCTGCATTTATGAATGACACACCAGTGCAAATGAGCTTTGCGGCTGGCACGTCAACTTTCTCTGCTTGGTTTAGCATCACAAACTTTACCCGTAATGAAGGTCTAGAGGATATTGTTACAGTAGATGTTACAGCTGCAGTAGCTCCTCAGGACGCTTCGGGCAATGCAGTTACTCCAACATTTGGCTCTGGCTCTGGAGGCAGCGGCTCTGGAGATAGTGGAACCCCTTAGTATGCGAACCTTTCAGGATACAGCAGGCAAAACATGGACGCTCAGCCTTAATATTGTTACAGCAAAAAAGATCAGGGATGCTCTGGCTGTTGACTTTTTTGACGATGACATTGGTGAGACAGTTGGCAAGATTGCCAGCAATCCTATCCTGCTTGCAGATGTTCTGTGGTTATGTGTAGAAGAGCAAGCAAACAAGGAGGGGGTCAGTGATGAGGATTTTGGCAGAGCCCTTGGGGGTGATGTTATAACCCACGCCACTGACTCCTTCCTTGATGAGCTTGTAGATTTTTACCCTGAAAAAAAAAGGAAGCTGCTGAGTACAATGCTGCAGAAGTTGAGAACAACAGAGGCAGCGTACATAGAGAAGGCCATGAGTGTGATGACATCGGAAGTGATAGACGAGGTGATACAGCAGGAGCTGGCAAAGCTAGACAACCTGAAGGCACTACAGTCTGGCAGCAAGTCTGGATAATGTCAGGTGTTTTGGGTATCAACCCACATCCACTCACTTTGCGTGAGCTGGCTTGGATGTTTGACGCTCATGTTAATCAGCTCTGGAACCACACAGCAAGCACTATGGCTTTGTCAGCCAACATACATAGGGGCAAGGGTAAGACAGCCTACAGCCTTAGTGATTTTCACCCGTTCCAGCAAAAGCGTGTGAATTCAGAGGACGGGCTGAGGCAGTTTGCAAAAGAGGTAGGAGCTAAGTTTACAGATGCTTAATGTGCAGGCAAAGTTGAGCAGGGTGGTCATGGATGACAAAATGCTCAAGCGCAAAATTGACCGGCAAGAGAATCGTGTGCTGTATATATTTGGCTCCTTTGTCAGGATGGATGTGAGGAGCAAAGAGCTCAACCTTAAAGGCAAGCGAAAAACTGTAAATATTAAAAGAAATAAATTAGGACAGTTCCAGCGTGGTGTATCTGTTAGACAGCACAGCAAGGCTGGTGAGAGGCCAAGGCAATGGCAGGGGCTCCTAAGAAAGTTCATGCTCTACGATGTTGATAAGTTTAGAAAGTCTGTGGTAATTGGAGCCAAGAAGCTTGGGCGCTCCAGAGGTGCAGGCTTAATGGAGCACGGTGGCTCATTCTGGTACAGGCTCAGGAAGAAGCACACAGGGCAGGTGCATAGAGGCACAGCCACTGTTGCCCCTAGACCATTTATGCAAAGGCAGTTTGAGCGCAACCTTAAGAAGTTGCCAGAGATATACAGGAGGGCTGGGTTTTAATGGCTGGGGCTGGTGGAGCAATTAGAGCAGGGCGTGCGTTTGTTGAGCTGTTTCTGCATGACAAAATGACTGGAGGGTTGCGCAAGGCAAGTGCAAAGCTCAAAGCTTTTGGGTCAAGTGTGTCAGCCATGGGTGCACGGATGGCTGGCTTTGGCGTTGGTGTTGGTGTTGCACTTGCAGGAGCTGGCAAAGCATTTGCTGACTTTGAGAATAACATGCAGATGGTGGCAACCATGCTGGATAACCCTGAGGAAAACCTTGAGGCTTTTAGTGCTGGTGTGCGTAAGCTCTCCAAAGATTTTGGTGAGTCCACTGCCACCATGAGCAAGGGGCTTTATGACATCCTCAGCGCTGGAGTTGCTCCAGCTGAGGCACTGGATGTGCTTGAGGCATCAGCCAGAGGTGCTGTGGGAGGCATGACCGATGTTGCAACCAGTGCAGATGCTGTCACTACCATGCTTAACTCATATGGCTTGGAGGCATCACAGGCAGGTGATGTGACTGATTTACTTTTTGGGATTGTCAAGAAAGGTAAAACAACATTTGCAGAGGTAGCTGCCAACATTGGTAAAGTGGCATCTATTGCCAACACAGCTGGCGTAAGTATGGAGGAGCTGGGGGCAATGATGGCCACACTCACAGCAGCTGGCTTAAATACAGAAGAGGCCACCACTGCTGTCAGGCAAAGTATTGCAGCTTTCCTGAAACCATCCCAAGAGGCCAATGCAGCTTTTAAGGAAATGACGGGTATGCAAATGAACCCCCAGACCCTCAAGCAGCTTGGCGGTTTGCGTGGTGTCTTTGAGCTCATCAAGACAATGAACCCAGACCAAGTGGCCAAGATCTTTCCTAACATCCGTGCCATGGCTGGTGTCATGCCAGTGCTCAACAACCTTGAGGGGTTTGATTCATCCATGGAGACCATGGTAAACAGGTCAGGGCTAGCTGGTGATGCTTTTGATAAGATGAGCCAAACGATGTCTTTTGCATTTGGCTCAGCCAAGCAGGCAGTCATTGACTTATTTGTTGTGCTTGGTCAGGGCTTGGTGCCAGTATTTAACTGGCTGGCTGAAACAATTAATAAGGCTGTTACCTACCTGCAGCCATGGATACAAAAGAACCAGCATATCATAGCGTTGGTGGGAAAGCTTGCTATTGGTGCTATAGCAGGCGGTGCTGCTCTGATTGTGTTAGGCAAAGCGTTTGCTTTCATAGGAGCAGTTGTGGGGGTGGTAGGCACGGGCATTGCAGTGGTTAAGGGGTTGCTGCTGGCATTGCTCTCACCTATCGGGTTGGTTGTTGCAGCAGTGGGAGGCATTAGCTATGCCTTTCTCAACTTCACCGATACAGGGCAGCAGGTTCTGGGTGAAGCTAAGCAGGTATTCAAGAGCCTGTATGGTATTGCTGAGACAACCGTGGGGGGAATCGGTGACGCACTAAAAGCAGGTGACTGGAAGCTTGCAGCCAAGATTGCTTGGGCTGGCATGAAGTCTGCATGGAAAACTGGCACCCATGCACTCTCTGAGGCATGGATAGGGTTTAAGCATGGCTTTATGAATGTATGGACTGACTTGTCAACAGGAGCCCAGAAAGCTTGGACTAAGTTTAGTGGCTGGCTTAAAAAAGGTTGGAATAACTTAAAGGCTGTGTTTGGTGGCGCTGATAAGGATGCCATGGCTGCAGCTAATCGTGAGATTGACAAGCGCACAGCTCACCTAAACAAGGTGGCTGATATGAAAGCACAGCAGGAGAAATCAGGCAGGGCTGCACTGCATGACAAGGAGATGAAGCAGCTGGCAGCTGAGGAGCGTAATGCCAGAAAAGAGCTGGACGATATGCGCAAGGAAGCAGCAGACAAGCGCAGAG